TGATTTTAATAATGTACTTATTAGACCAAAAAGAACAACACTTACAACAAGTTCTAGTATTGATGTAGAAAGAGTACCAATTATTGCAGCAAATATGGATACATATAGAACATTATAAGTATACCAATTTTTATCTAAACATAAAATAATAACAGCTTTACATAAATTTTATGATTTACAAGAGTTAGAATTAAATGAAGATTATTTTATGATATTACCTTGTATTTCCGAATCTGACTACTAAAGATTGGAGTAAGTCTTAAGGATACTGTAGATAAATTCATACCTAATATGGATCTTGATCCAATAAAAGTTCAGTGGGATGAACTGAACATAACCAACAAAGAAGTGGAGAAAGTATCAGATTTTACAAAAGCATTTCATGAGAGATGCCTGAATTGATGGATATCAAGCTATTACTGATGCAGAATCATAAAAATAAATTATATAGTATTTTAAAATATACTTTATTTATATGATTAAAGATTATAAATATCTATATTTTAAATACAAACAAAAGTATTTAGAAAAAAAACAATTATTAGGTGGATTCATTCCTAGTATTAATAATAATATCTTACCAATTTTAAATATTGATGCGAACTATTATATGGATAAAAGTATTATCTTGAAATCAGATACATCAGATATCAGTTATAATTTCAATACAGAACACTTTAATTTTGAAAAAATAGAAAGTGGAGATAATAGTAATATTGATTATAATATGTTGTATAAATATGCAGACCATGTTATAACAATTGATAGTAGTAATATAATACCATTTAGTTTAGTTTTATTAGAGAATAATTTTAATATATTATCTAAATTTTACAGATTTTGTACTAAATATGTTTTGGAGAATAATGATGAGTTTCATTTTACTAAAGTTAATATAGCATTAATAGATAAAATATTCAAAACATATTTTGTATTTCATAGAGATACTAAAGAATTTATTAGCTTGAGTGTTAAACCAAATATATTAAATAACTTTTTATTTATTGGTAAATACAAAAACCTACTTGAAATTATATATAGTGAAGAATCAACTGATACATTTTATAGAGCTGAAAAAAATAAAATATTTGGCAATGACCAAAATTTTATTAATTTTTATGATATGAATCATGGTTATAATAAAATTATTAATAGTGATTCTAATATTAAACATAGTATAGATGTCTTCGCCCGGGAGGGCTTTGATACAAGCAATGTAAACAACGATAATACATATTTTAAAAGGTTCAAAAAAGAAATCGAAGAGTTAAGAGCATTTAATAGATGTTTAGATATAATTGATAAAGTTAATTTAGTAGACGGAACAACACCATTGAAAACAAAATCAAGTTATATTTTTTATGCAACATACTTGGGATTAAGATTAAAAAAGCCAAGTTTAAGTTCTAAAGGAAATAACCATTTTTATCCAATAAACATAAAAACAAGTATTAGAAATGTATTAGGAAAATCATACGTAGACCCAGATACTATTCATGTAGATACTAGTAATATAAAGTTATTTAAAACTAATAATAATTTCCCAAATTTAGAATCATATAGTTCTAGTAAATATACATTAGGGAGAACAGATTATAAATTTCCAGATTGTGTTGAAAATACTTTATACCAATTATTTAAAACTTTAATTTGGAATGGTGATAGTTATGATCCTAATTTTTTACCAGTTACATCAAGAGCTGAACTAAAAGATATATTTACAAGACTTACACCTAATACTAATCTTAAAGATGAATTTATAAATATAATAACAAATATTTCAGACCTATCAGAAATCTATAAAAATAATATAAGTGATGTAAAATATGAAATAGCATCTACGCCAGAAAACTTTAATAAAATATTAAGTTATTTAGTGGGTGTTAATATTACAGAAGATTTTAATATATTAAAAATAAATCCGACTATAGTAAATATTACATTCGAAAATGAAACTTTTGAAATTAATTTTGGCACATTAGGAAACTTTTTAGCTACATTTAAACCAGGACATGCATCACATATAATTGTAACTGATTTATTAGAATATTTGAAAACTTTTGATTATATTAATATAATCATTATTTTTTCACAATTATATCCTTTGTTTACTATTTTGCGAGTTAATATATTAACAAGATTTATCCAAATAAATCAAAATAGTCCATATATTTTAAATGAAATAAATCAAATAATTTCATATGAATATAAATATTGTAAGAAACATTTAGAATTAGAAGAATTAGAAGAATCAGAAGAATTAAAAGAAAAAAAAGGAAAAAAAGAATTAAAAGAAAAATTAAAAAATTTAGAAGAATTAAAAGAAAAAAAAGGAAAAAAAGAATTAAAAAAATTAGAAAAATTAAAAAAATTAGAAGAATTAGAAGAAAAAAAAGGAAAAAAAGAATTAAAAAAATTAGAAAAATTAGAAGAAAAAAAAGGAAAAAAAGAATTAAAAAAATTAGAAAAATATAATGCGGAAATAAAAGAATATAATGCGAAAATAGAAAATTATAATGTGACAATAAAATCAATTGAAATGGAAATAGAAGAATATAATGTGACAATAAAAACAATTGAAATGGAAATAAAAGAATATTATGCGGAAATAGAAGAATATAAGATAACGCTAAACACAGTTGAAACGGAAATAAAAGACATAAAATCGATACTTGATAGTATAAAAAAAGATATTATAAGTTCTTTTAATATTGATGACCCGATTATTCCCATATCTAAATTTTTGTTATTAGATAAAAATATATATAATATAGATAATATAGATGGAGTTAATTGTGATTTGAATTATGATTTATATGAACATGTCCGCAACAATATAAATATTTTCCTTAATATAATTTCGAAATTTAATAAAACAGAAAAAACATATATTTTAATAGGGTCAGAAGTCTTAATAAATATGTATACTAGAGCAAATGTAGACAAATATATTAAAATATTAAACTTATTAGATATATCACTAGTCACGACAAAATTATTTTGTATTGAAGCACTCCATGAAAATATAAGTATACTTTTACTATTTTTTTATATCCCAGGAATATCTGACTATTATTTTGGTCATGTTATCAAATCTATAATAGATAGATTTAAAGTTGACTCGATAGATATAGATGCACAAATAGATGTTTTAAAAGAAGAGTCATTTAATGGAAAAACAGGAGAACAAATTATTAATGATAAATTAGATGAAATTACAAATACATCTATAAAAACATATATTTTCGAAACATTTAAAATGGGTTCATAATAGGGGACATAGTCTTTGCTATATCTAACTTACCATATAGGTTTCTAATTAATTGTATAGCGTCGTGTGAAGAAGCATCATATATATAAAGAGTTTTATACATTAATTACATGTTCTTTGTCAACCTCTATTCTGGTTATTACTTCTAATTTATTACCCTGTTCTTCAGTCATACAAATAAATATTTTTTTTTATTTCAATTTTTTATCTAATATATATATATAATATATGAATAATCTTATTCCAGAGTTAAATAATAAATTTCAGTTTAATTTATTTCCTTACATTTTTGAAATAAAAAGTTTTTTAAATACAATTAAAGACGTTAATAGTGCTTACTTATATGGATCTCTTGTTCAAAGCAGGTTTGAGTATGGAATTATTGATATTGATATTATTGTCCTATATAATATTATGAATTCTCAATATTCTTGTTTTGTTAAAGAACAAATTGAAACTATTTTAGCTAAATTTTTACCAGATTTTCATCTTAATATTACCCAACTATGTATTTCTAAATTACAAAAAGAGGTAAATACTATTTTTATATTAAAAACAAAGTCAGTACCAATATTAATATCAAAGGATGGTTATGATATTAGAAAACGTATCAAGTCATACAAAATTAAGGATGTTCCAAATGTAACATATCAGAATATTAATAAACAATTATTTGAATATAGAACTAAGAATCAACCAAGTTTAGATAGACATCATCAATATATTGCTAGAAAGATAATATTAGCATTATATGAAAAATATATTAATGAAATAGGTAAATGGTATCCTTTATATCACGATATGATTAGAGAAATTATTAAATTGGATAAAAATAATATTATAAGTCCAAATGAATCAACACTTTTCAAGAAATCAATATTAGTCCTTCAAAATAAATATAAATTTAAAATTAATGATCTTTATTTCTAAATAACTATTTTATGATAGGAACCATCAATTATAGTTACATGATCAAAAAATAAATGAATTATACTACAAGCTCAAGTACATTTACAAAGGTAGATATTGACTCCGGTCATGATTTCAATACGATTATTATGAGTCTGATAAAGTTATTAATGACTTGAAGAAAATTGATGGTACTAGATAAAATATTAGTAGAAATATGACCAATCATTTAACTAATTATTATAACAAATATTAATAAAATAATGATAAATAAGCATAGGCATAAGCAAATATTAAAATAAAAATTTGTGTTATTATCTCCAGCTGGATTTATTTCATATGAAAACATATTATTAGGTATAGTATTGTTTCTATTTGAATTTATAAAGTGTATTTCTTCATTTGTTAAATTAAAGTTAATGTTGGATACAATTACTCTTTCTGGGTGAATTATGTTAGTTCTAGTATTAGGTGGTAATTGTTTAATATTATCTATTGTTTCTAATTTAGCATGTTGTTGACAGTGAGGACAAATGGAATCTTCTAAAGATATATTATTCATATTCCACCATTGTTTAACACATCTACTATGTATTTTTTTATTACAACAAGATAATATTGTATCTATGTCCTCTTCAAAACATATTAAACATGCATTATCATTATTCATTAATATTTAACTTAAAATATCTTTAACATGTGTCATTTATAATTTAAAAAAATTGACAAATTTATTTAAAATTATAAATAACACATATTATAATGCCAACATACGGACAATATGACGTACCATCTAGTAATATTATGGTTAACTTGGGAGTAGGACAACCCGATAATAGAAAATTACCACTAAACTTAATTAAAAGTGCAATGAAAAAATTTATTGATAACGAGAATAATCCCGAAGTACTACAATATGGAGATATTCAAGGATATCAACGATTTAGAAAGAAACTGGCTGACTGGCTAACTAAAAAATGTTATCAAGATATTCCCGATGAAGAAAGTTATCACGAAGAGTTTGATTATATTATTAATGAAAATGAATTATTTATTACTAATGGTGTAACTCATGCTTTACATCTAATTATGACATCGTATATGCATCAAGAAGATACTATTTTAGTTGAAGACCCCTCATATTTTATTATGATTAATATTTTCAAAGAATTTGGATTAAATGTAGTTCCAATTCCAATGGAAGAAGATGGTATTAATTTAGAGAACGTAGAAGAACAATTGCAATTACATTGTAAGAATCAAAATAAGGTTTTTCTCTATACTATCCCAATTAATCATAATCCTACTGGAATAACAATGCTTCATCAAAAAAGAAAACAATTAGCTGCTTTATGTGATTTTTATAATAATTTTCATATTATTGCTGACGAAGTTTATCATCTTCTTTCTTGGGAAGAACAAGATGAAAAATTATTACCATTAGCAGATTATCATCCTAATATAATTTCAATTGGTTCATTCTCAAAAATTTTAGCACCATCTTTACGTTTAGGCTGGATTTATGAAAATTGTAAATTTGGATTTCAATATGATGAGGAAAAGGTTATTAATACTATTTCTAAATGTGGACTATATGATTCAACCGGGGGAACTGGTGTATTAAGTTCTTATTTAACAGAACACTTAATCGATAATGACGAATTAGACAAGTATATAACCGAATGTCAAAATTTTCTTGGTTCTAGGTCTAAAACAATTTGTCAAGAACTAACCCCTCTTCGAGAAAAAGGACTAATTGAATTTACTGATCCAAAAGGTGGTTACTTTGTATGGGTTAAAGTAAAAAATATTTTAGCTGATAAATTATTGAAAGATGCAATTAAAAATAAAGTTAAATTTCATCCAGGATGGAAATTTACTTCTAATAAAAATACTTTTACTGATTATATTAGACTAAGTGTATCATATTATGATGAAACTGATCTAAAGATTGGCATTGGTAGATTAAATAATACAATCCAAAATTTTAATAAAATAAAAGTGTCAGTTCTAGGTGCAACTGGTAAACTTGGTAGTTTAATTGTTGAAGAATTAAATAAAGTTGATGATATTGTTTATACAGGACCAATTGACCGAAAATTAGATGTATCAATGTTATCAAATGATAACCATGTTATTATTGATGTTTCAACACCAGAAGCTACTAAACAATTAATTGAACGTTTAATTGATTCTAATTTACGAATACCGTTAATAATTGGAACTACAGGTGAACTTGATATGCAAAAAATTAGTGAATATTCTCTTACTGCACCCGTTGCCCATATAACTAATTTTTCAGACGGTATTCCTACTGTAATTGAATTAACAGATATTCTTAATAAACTCCCTGATGATTGGACTTGTCAAATGATTGAAACACACCATGTTAATAAAAAAGATACACCAAGTGGAACTGCAAAATCATGGGTCAGTAAATTAAATAGGGAATGTAAAACTGAATCAATTAGAGAAGAAGAAGTATTTGGCGAGCATAAATTGATATTATCTAATTCAAATGAAGAAATTGTTATTAAACATACTGCAAAAAATAGAAATATTTTTGCAATTGGGTGTCTTAAGTATATTGATTGGATTTCTGAACAAAAACCCGGGTTTTATGATAAAATGGATTTAGAAACTTGTAATAAACCGAGAATCAGAAAATATTCAGCATCTGGAAATATTCTAATTGTTGCTGAATTTATTAAAGAAAAAAAATGGGACCAATTTGTTAAAACAGAATCTGAAAAAGATAAACAATTAGATGGAATTATATTCTTAGAAAGATTAACAGAATCTGATTCTATGCAAACTAAATGGACCTATTATAATAGAGATGGTTCAAAAGTACCATTTTGTGGAAATGGAGTAAGGT